TTTCTGTTTCTGTTTCTGTTTCTCTCTCTACTCTATTATGCCTGAGTGCTTTCGCTCAGGTGCCAGAGTTAGTAGTCGTCGCCGTGTTGGAGAGTTTGGTGCGTTATCGCGCTGCTTTTTATGAGTTGCGTTGTGCCGCGACCATTGCTGAGATGTATGCCTCATCGGGTCATGAACGTCGCCGCAAGATCGTCATAGACACTGTATTCACCCTTGCTCAGTTTACAACCGCATGTGCTTTGTTTCCTGAGTATTTGCCTGTACCTTCGGCCAGCGCCAAAACGCGCTCACACGCGCTGTTGCGTTATTGTCGTTCGATCACTTATCGTCGAATTAATGATGCTATGCGTTCTGATGTCCGTTCCTTTTTTGATGTTGGCGGCAACCCATTCATGCACGAGAAGAACATGCCTGATGTGGGACGTGGTGCGCATTCCATTTGCCCCACCATCGATTCAAGCGACGCAGTGCGCCGCCAGAATCACGATGTGCCTAACTCCTGTTCCCACGTATGGCCGAATTGCGACTGTGTTCGTAATACTTTGTTCGACAGCAGTATGTCGGTTGATGTAGCGTATTATTTGTCGCCGGACGAGATTTTGGCCGCCGTCAATTTAACCCGCCGCCGCGAACATTATGCGGCCGTGTTAAATTTGGGATTCGTTGACCCACAAGATGGATCACCCACCGCTTTGGCTGCCGGCCGCTTCTTCAATGAGGCGGGTTGGCGAGCCTATATTCGTGATGGGCAACTCCGCGTCTCTATGACTGCTCAAGGAGCTGCCCACTACGATCACCCTTTGGACGATTGGCTTCGTCTTTCCACCAACGCCCGACCGCGTCATTATCAAAATGCTAGCGGCGCAATGGCGTGGGAAGTCGTCGATGTTTCCGGCCCGTTTCTCATCATCAAATTTGTGGCTACGGTTGCGCGTCCGCGCATTGGCCATCCTCCGGATGAGGTTGCATACAGTACAGCGGTGCACGTGGACGATTTGTACGGCACAAAAGTTAATTTACGCTCACCTGGGGTGGAAGCCGGGTCTGCATCGCACAAAATGAGGTTGTACAATTTTGGTGGTATGGTGTGGACTAGTGACGTTAGCGATAAGATACAGCTGTTGCCCGCCTCGCTCGTTGCTGACATTGAAGGCCATTCGCGCCGTTCACGCCGTCCTGATGCCGCCAACCCGAAACCGGGTGACGACGTATTGTACCAAACGTTTGTGGCTGCTATGGTCAATATAATGGAATATCGGTACAACATGCCCACTGCCGAGATTAATGCCGTCACACAAACGCTCATCCCACATGTGTGGGCTAATCCCCGTCAGTACCTCGACGTGGTTGAGCCGGTGCTACATCAAGCTTCGCTCGGCTCGTGGTTTTTCCCGTCTATTAATGATCGTATGAATGCGGTTGCTCGTGGCGTTCCGCTCAACTGGCGGTGGCGTTGTATTGTCCTTGCTGGCATTGTTGCAGTGTTGACCATTCTCACCGCCATCCTGTTGGACGTTATGACGGGCGTGTGGGTGTCGTACACAGACTACGAGTACGACAGTGCGACCCCGCTCGGTAAGGTGCGCTGTGTCAACCAGACTCGCTGTAACCGATGTGTGGGGTTCACTTCCCGTCACATCCATTGAACAGTTTTGTAATACTCCGTTCGCATTCTTACACGGTGATATGACCATATCCGGGCGACAGCTGCGCGTAAACAACGGCCAGGCCTTCCGATTGTCACGTGAATTATTTGGGCGTATTTCGACATTAACCGATGTGGCCATCAACCAATACCATTTCACGACACGTTGTGCTCATTGGGTGGCCACGGTGGCTGCCGCAGGTTATGCGCAGCTGGTTAACACCCATGGCGTCGAGAGCTCCACCGCTCTCACGGTGTTCGTGTACGCGTGTGTTGCGGTAGTGTGTTTTTGGTTAGGCCGGGCTTCTCCTCCACGCCGCCGCGCCCAATTGAGCGCTGTTGAGTTGGTCGTTGTTGCATCATTGTGTGTCATGGTGGCTGTGCACCCTATAATGCTTGTTTTTGGGGCAGTCATCATAATGGTGTACGTTGCCGTGCGCCCTCAGCCCCTGCAGCCTGCATACCGAATAGTATCTTCGACGATGTCCAATTTGGTTGATCCTCCCATCCGTGAAGGTGCCAAGATAACGGTGAAGGATGCCGCGTTCATACGTCCAGGCGCGGACCGGTTGGTTGCTCGCCAGGATATGAAGGTCAATGGCTTGGTCCCCGTGGTTATGTCTAGCACTACGACCAACGTGCTTCATGCCATACGAGGCCGCGCCACGCAACCTCTGCCAATGTTCGATTCCAAGGATGAAAAGGGTACTGTGATTCGCACACCATATGACGTCAACGTTTTTTCTCGATTTGTATCGCACGTTGATGAACATTTTGGTGCGTATTATGGCGTGTGGGATCATCTGTTGGGCCGTTATGTGGTGCCGCGATTCGTCGTCTGTACTTTTGATAAATGGTTGGCACGGTATACTGAGACGCAACGTAAGATGATTACGGCTGAATTGGCGTTGTATATGACCGGTCGTTTGTCCACTAAGCGTCTCTATCGCCGTGGCATGTTTACCAAAGTTGAAGTGTCCGATCTGATTACCGCTGCCGACGTCCTCTCAATTGTCGATCCACTCGCCGTTGCTGT